CGGCGTCCGCGCTCCCGGTCGGACACCGTCGACTGTCGCACGCCGAGCAGCGCGGCGAGCTCGACCTGCGTCAGGCCTCGCTTGCGGCGTTCTTGTTTGTACGTTTGGCCGGTCATGCGCGCCATCCTTTCGTTTCCTTCCGCGCGTATTCGTCGACCTCAATTGCGCGGGGATGTGAATGGTGTCTAGGCGTTGGCCCGCAGGCTCTCGACCCACGCGGACGAGGACTCGTCCGCCGGCGAAAACCGCACGGACTCGATCGGCTCGTCCGGATTGCGCTGGCTCCCCGGATCGTGGGTCGTGCGGTAGCATCCGCACAGGGCGCAGACCTCGGTTACGCTTACGCCAGCGCCTCCGTGGCCCCACACGCCGGGATTCTCCTCGATCCCTCCGACCAGACCAAACGGTGTCCGCCAATCGTGCTCGCCCTCCTCGGACTCCCGGCACTCGGGCTGCTCCCGCGAGTAGCGGCCGGTGCAGTCGTCGGCGGCGTGCTGCATCGCGTCGATGTCCAGCCCCGATCCGTCCTCGTCGATCCGGTACAGGTGCGGAGCGACGACGCACGGGAGGTCGATGGTCTCGTACAGCTCCTCGTCGCCGTACCACGGCTCGGACCAGTCGCCCTCCTCGATCCAGTCGCGGCCCCGCTCGATGGCCTCGGCGTCGGTGTCCGCCTCGATGTCCTCGGTCACGCCCCCGCCAGTCCGGTCCATGATCCGGTATTGGCCGGGATCGCGGATGCCCTCAATGACGAGGCAGCCGCTCTGGGTCGGGCCGTAGTCATCTGAGCCGTCGCCGTCCCACTCGACGTCGTCGATGCCGTCGAGGGCGGTGAGTGCGGTTTGCTCGGCCACCAGGTCCGTCGAGCTCCCGCGCCAGTAGTGCAAGTCCACTCGCACCGTCAGGTCGCCGCGCCGGAGGGCGGTTATGATCTTGGCGGGGTCGATCGTGTTGACCTCCCCGTTGTGCGGCTCGACGGCGGCGTCCCGGAGTCCTGCGATTCCGGCGTCGCGGAGCGCGCGCTCGGCGCGCTCGCATATGTCTAGGAGGCGGGTGGCCACGGTGTCGGTGGTGGTGTGTTGTTCGTTTGTTGTCATGGTTTTGTTGGCCGTTTTCGGGCGGCCCGCCCGGTTGGTTTGGTTTCCGCCTCGAGATCACCCCGAAGCATGACCCTAATCTCGCACGGCCCACGGGCCGGGTCAAGGGATTTTATCGTATGCGCGATAATTTTTTTTGTCCCGATTTTGTCCCGCAACTCTCGATTTTGTAGCAACTTACGAAATCCCGGCGTTATCCTCGCCCAAAAAATTTGCCAAAATCTCAACAGCGCGGCCTTGCTCGGACCCGTCCGCCGGGTCAGAGTCCGCCCCAATGGCAGCGATCACACGCAGCATCAGCCTAGACGCCCGACTCTACGAGGTCGCTTCGTCCGCCGCGTTTGCGGAGGCGTCGTCGTTTTCCGGATACGTATCCGGGGCCTTGATACAGCGCCTCCGCGAAGAGGGCCGTTGGGACGAAGGCCCCGCCGAACACGCGGGCGTCATCGACCGGGCGCGCCGCGCCGGTATCGACGTGGCCGATACGCTCCGGCGCGAAATGGGGGAGGTCGAATGAGCCGACCCCAAAACAGCTGCGCCCGGCGGGCCGCCGCCGATCCAAAAGACGCGCGCGCGATGGCCGTCCGAGATCGCGGCTATCAGCGCCGGATCGCGGATGCGGCGGTCGGCAAATCGGCGGCGAAGAAAGTGCGCAAGGACATCGAGACGCGGAAGCGAGCCTTCGAGCGTTTGGCCAAAGGCGACTCCCTCATTCAAACTTTCGGGATCGACGCCGTGGTCGCGCGAAAAAAAACCGGAAAAGCGTCACCACACAGTCGGGAACGAACTGGACGAAATATCAACTGACAGGAGAGCAATGAAGCAAACGGATCGAACAATCATCGAAATCTCGCCAGTAAAAACCGACAGCGTGACATGGCACGACGCCAGAGAGGTGCTGCCGGTCCGTGGCGTAAAGATTGAGGCAATGATCAATGGCGAGACCTATTCCGGAATCCGCGTAGGCAATAATCTCTTAAGTGTAAGCGGAACATCCGTAAAAGCCTATTATTGGGACGTTACGATCTGGAGGTATCAGTAAAACCATGACGAACCGAAACCGACAACACTGGACAAGCCTACGCCCGAGCTTGTCGCTCTTGCGCTGGCGGCATTGGCATTGGGTGATGCGCCTCCGCATCGCGTGGCGCTGGCACCGTAGACCGCGTTATTTCACAGTAACCAAGGCCGGAAAGCACGGCGTTAGGCTCGTGCGGAACCAATTTCGGGCTCGAAGCAAACGGCAGGCGGCTAAAATGGCTCGCAAGCACGGCGGCAAGGTGCTTTTCGTACGCGAGGGGCCGCTTTTCAGCGATACCGAAACCGAAGAACTGCGGCGAGAGAAAGGCGCGATGAGCGCGGGGGTTTCGCCGCTTTCGCCGAAGCGATGAAGGGGGTATTATGACAACGGATGACGAAAGCGACACGCCAAAAACAGACTCGGAGGGGCGTTCGCTTCGCCGGACACCGACTTGTGGTTTCAGCAGGCTTTCGGCGATTACGACGAAACTAACGCCGATACGTTCGAGCGTTTGTTGCAACAAGAGGAAACGTCGCAATGATCGAACAAAACAGTCCCGAAATCGACTGGCAAGGCGTCGCCGACACGCTTAACGAGTTCATCGAAAAGCACAATGTAGACCGGCATGACAAAGGTTATATTGCCTTTGAATTTCGAGATTCCGGAAACAAGGTTCATCGATGCGACCTTTTTAAGCCTGTCTTCGGAAAACGGCTTCACGATCTTCACGCTTATTTCGGACACGACGCTTTCAAGGACATGATCGCCGGAATCTTCGCCTCCGTGATGGAGGCCGAACAACAAACCAAACGATAAATGAATAACGAATACAAACGCAAGCTCGCGCGCCACATGGCCGAAAAGGCCGAAGCGCTTCTCAACGAACATCTAGCGCAAGCGATTGAATCGGCGAACGAATCCAACGCCGAAAAAGCGACCGTGACGCTCAAAATGCAATGGCCGCACGGCGAGCCCGCGCCCAGCGTCAAGGCCGCCATCGTTTACACGACAAGCCACAAGGACGAAGTGGAAAGCGTTTTCGACCCGGAGCAAGCGGAACTCGGGATCGACGGGGAAGAATAACAAATGCCTAACAAAATGACGACAGGCAAAACCATAGGATCATGGTCCCGAAGGAAACTTTTGAAGCTTCCGTTTCGGGGAATGTTCAATACTTCTCCGCTGTACGATTCGCTTTTGATTTTTTCAACGCGGCGAAAGCATGAAAGCGGCTTTGCTTGCATCGCGATAGTCGGATGCGTAAATTTCGTTCCGCTGGAACTTTGCACTACATCATCAGATGATATTGAATGGATGTTGCCCGCGCCGCGCAAATCGGGATCGACTGTTACGCTCGGACAGTTTCGCACAGATTGTGTTTTGAATTCCGGCGCGTTGCATTTTTGGACGCGCTTTCACCGATGGAGGGTCGGAGAGCCGCTTTCAAGCATTCAAGTGGAATTGGTGCCTGAACAATAAACAAAAACCAAAACAACCGGACAAAACAATGGGACAAGAAACCGATCAAAAACTAGCTATTCAAAGGCTGCTCCAAAAAGACAGCATAAAAAATCGCATCAACGAGATCATGGGGCGACGCGGCCCGCAGTTCAGCGCTGCCTTGGTGCAACTGACCAAGCAAAATGAAATGCTTAAAAAGTGCAACCCGGAGACAGTCGTAGGCGCGGCGCTCACCGCCGCCGCCCTCGATCTGCCTATCGACCCGAATCTCGGACAGGCTCATGTCGTGCCCTATGGAAATGAAGCGCAATTTCAAATCGGGTACAAGGGTTTGATTCAGCTCGCTCAGCGAAGCGGGCAGATGGTCCGCATGAGCGACGTAGTGATTCCGCAGGGCGCGCTCAATAGTTGGAACCCGCTGACCGAAGAACTCGACGTTGATTTCACCAGCGATCAGATCGACTGGGACGCGAAACCGGAAGGATACGCGTTCTATTTTAAAACAATCAGCGGTTTCGAAAAAACCGTGTTTTGGAGTTACGAACGGGCTTACAATCACGGCAAGCGTTATTCGAAATCTTTCAACAAATCCACGAGCCCGTGGAAAACGAATTTCGATGATATGTCTCTTAAGAGCGTCATCAAAAACACGCTTGTCCGTTACGGCCCGCTATCCGTCGAAGTGCAGAGCCAGATCGCCAAAGACCAAGGGGTGATCGACATCGATGATTCGGTCCATTATCCGGACAATCCGGAAAAATCGGCGCACGAAGAGAAACAGGCGGCGGACATCCTGCCTTCCCATGACGATGGTGCGGAATTCGCAAAAAAAGCGGAGCCGGAGCAAACGCAAGCCGACGCCGCGGGAAAGGAGGTCGGCGATGAGTAAGAAACTTGTGCATATCCCGGCCCAAACGCTTGTCACCGAAGATTGGTCGTTGTTTTGCGGAACGCATATGCAGTTCTCCGTGAACGATCTTGAGCGCGAACTCGGCGCGACGGTTGAAAACGCGCCGGACGTAGCCAACGGCGACAAGGTTTTGGTCATCGATACAAGCGGCGAATACGGAGCGGCCAAATACCGCGCGACGTTCATCGGCGCTTGCCGCGGCGGAAAATTCGCCATCGTGGAATGCGATGGAGAACCACCGTCCGGACGATTCCGGATGTGCAAATGGTCGGAGATTAATCCGGACGAAAGGAGCGAAACAGATGAATGACCAAATCCAGAAATACGACCCGGCACGCGCCGGTAAACAAACCGGCCTTCTGCGCGGCGAACCGAACGACGTTTATCATTCGAGCGATGCCGTTTCATCGAGCAACCTTTCGCAATTTTGGGCGAACCCGAAGCGTTACCAAGCTTTGATGTTGGGCGAGGTCGAACCGTCTTACACCGACGCGATGCGCCTCGGGGACTTGTTCCATGTCACGACGCTCGAAGACGATGAAACGTGGCAAGATCGGTTAGTTCCCGCCGAATGGCAACCGCCCAAACCGTCGAAAGCGGAACGGGCGGCGTATTTCCGGCACGCCAGCGCAACGTCGTTATCCAAAAAGGAGGCGGAGGCGCAAGGGGCTCGAAAGCAAAAGATCGAAATTTTCGATGCTTTTTGCAAAAATCACGCTGGGAAAACGGTTGTCTCCGATGACGAGATCGCCACAGCCGACGCCATGCGGAATTCGCTCGACCAAGACCCGGACGCCGGGCCTCTGCTCTTTGCCGTGAACGCCGAAACCGAGCTAACCGTCAGGACGCGGACGCTTGCATACGGCTTTCCGGTGCAGGCGCGGATCGACCTTTGCGATTTCGAGAATCGCCGAATGATCGACCTCAAGAGCGTCCGCGATCTGGACTTGTTCGCCCGCAACGTCGGGCAACTCGGTTATTACCGGCAAGCGGCGTTCTATCAACTCGTGTTCGAAAAAGTGACGGGCATCAAGATCAACGATTTCCTTTTCGTCGCTTGCGAAACGTCGCCTCCGCATGAATGCGCCGTTTTCCGCGTGGACCCGGAGGATATCGAGCGCGGCATTCGCGAGATCGACGCGGGGCTGCGGTCGCTTGCCAAATCGTTGGAATCCGGAGATTTCCCGAAGCGGTATCCGGGAATCAATGACGTTTCGCTCAAGCCTTGGGATCGCTACAACAGCGACCGCAAATTGGAGGTTGCAAGCAATGTCGGCTAGCCCGACGCAACGAACGATCCGCGCCCTGCGCGATAAGGGCATGAAGTGCGCCATCGTGGAAAAACGCATCGCCCACGCTGGCCCGCACGGAATCACGCAAGACCTTTTCGGCATCATCGACGTGATCGCGCTCGATCCGGAACGCGGCGTCGTGGGAATCCAGTCCACCGGGCAAGCGTTTTCCGAACACGACCGGAAGCTCCGCGAGGAAGGCGCTCAAGCCTGTATCGACTGGCTGGGCACGCCGGGGACAGCTTTGGAGCTTTGGGGATGGCGCAAGGTGAAGTTAAAGCGTGGAGGTAAGGCGATGCGATGGAAGCCGAGGCTCAAAGTGTATTCGCTGGAGGACTTTGACCGAACGGAGGAAAATGAATGAGCTGGCTTTATTCGCGGGCGGCGCGGTCTGCCGCGAACTCGGGCCGTATGAGCGCGCCAAATACGGCGACATCGTCACCGACAGGCAAACGGCGTCCCGGCGATGGAACTGGCTGTTGCCGCGCGACATGCTCAAACGCGCGCACGTCATGCATCGCAAGGGGCTGAATGTTCACCGGATTGTGCGATGACCGAATCGGATCTCAAATACGCCTACGAACTCGGGAACGCTTGGTGGTGGGATTGCCCGGACCCGGCGACCGACGGGCCGCAGGATTGTCCGCCGTTCAAGAAAGGAAGCCAGCTTTGGCGCGCCTACAAAGACGGCTGGGAGGACGCGAAGTTGGAAGCGTCCGGAGGCCAAACGGATATGCGAATGAACATTGATGAACTTTAATGATGTGAGACAAATTTACGAACTAACCGGCTGCACAAACGATGAAGCGTATCAAGCGCTCGGACCGCGCCCAAGCAAACGGCGGACCCGTAGCTCAACGGCAGAGCGCGCCGTTTATAACGGCGGGGTTGCGGGTTCGATCCCCGCCGGGTCCACCATTCTGACAAACACGAAACGAGCACCTTCCGCGAAAACCCCTTGACGCCCTGCCCCGTATCCGCATGATCGCGACGAAAAGGGACTAGGAACCCCGAACACACCATGAAATTGATTTGCCAACCCGATTTGGCCCGCTCGCGGATGTGCGCCCGGTGTGTGCGCTTTCCTAGCTTCCGCGAGCGGGCCTTTTTATCGTTAGGAGCTATGCATGTCTGGTGATTGGATCAAGATGCGGAACAATTTGGACACTGATCCCAAGGTGATTCATTTGGCAGGGGAGCTTGGAATTCACGAACTTCATGCGGTCGGGTGCCTTTGGAAAATCTGGGCATGGGCGGACCAGCATTCGGTGGACGGTAACGCAATAAGCGTTACAGATGTAACGCTCGACCGTTTCACGGATGTAACGGGCTTTGCGAACGCCATGCGAAAAATCGGATGGTTGGAGGGTGAAAACGGTTGCATTTCTTTCCCGAGGTTCGACGAACATAATGGGGAAACGGCTAAAAAACGCGCTCAAACAGCGTCCCGAGTCGCCCGTAATCGCGCTCGACAAGCGGAGTCAGGAAGATGTAACGAAGATGTAACGCAAGAAGCGTTACCAGAGAAGAGAAGAGAAGAGAAGAATAGAGAAGAAGGCAGTACCCCAACCACCCCCAAACCCCCTCCTTTCGTCGGCGCGGCGGAGGTGGAGGCGGAGAAATCCGCAGAAAGCCAAGAAAGCCTCGAGAGAGTCCGATCATGCCCGAACACGGGCCATCACTCGGAAAGCTCTCAAAACGGAACTCACGCGCCGCACACGAACCGAGAGAAGCAACCGGGCGGCGAAACCAAGCCCGCTACAGGCCAAAGCGCCGGAAAACGCTACGATCCGCCCGACGAATCAATCGCCGAACTCGCCCGCGCGTACGCCCCGCGCTGCGGGGGGCGCGTCACGCGCGGCGCGCTGCGGCGCTATCGCGATCTCGACCCGGACCCCGAGGACATCCGGACCATCGCGGCGTTTGTGCGGGATTGGAAGCAGCTTCCCGACGCGGAGGACCGGCCATTGCTCAAATTCTGTAGCAAATCGCTGGATACGTGCCTTGGCGAGAAATACGAGCAGCAACTGGAACGCGCCCAGCGTTGGGCGAAAGAGCGCGAGAAACACCTTCGCCCCGGCGATCCGGGGTATTACGGGGATGAAAGCGCGAAATTTTGAGTGAAACCGAGAACCAGAACAATGACCCCAAGAAAAACCGATGAGTAACGAACAATGCAAGGACCCTGCGTTTGAAAACATCGATTTCGCGCCGCCCGCGATCTTTTTGATCACGGGCTGTGACGTGGATGAGCTTCACGAAGTGGACTGGAATGAGGTGACATGGTGCGACCATGAGGCCGACAAAGGAATCCGTTGGTGGAAACGATAAATAAGAATATGGAACAAGATACACAACACAACGCAGAAGGCTTCAAGCCGGAAGATTACATTTCGGTGCTCGATCCGTTCGGCGGGCGTGATCGTGCTATTGTAACGTTATTCTGAAAGGCAAAATCATGACAACAAACCAAGCACCCACCATCGACCCGGAAACGCTGCACCGGATGAACGGGTTTTGGATGCGGCAACCCGGCAACCCGACCGGCATGGAGCAAGCCATGCTCGACGCCTGGGGGCCGCGCGCCGACAAAAACGAGCCGTGGCGCGAAGGCGAGTGCCGCGTATGCGCCCGCCCGATACAGGACTGCGAGGCCGAAAGCGTCGACGTGATGGGCGAAACGCTGGAAATCGCGCCCACCGTTTGCGACGATTGCGAGCCGATCATGGAAGAGCATTACGGAAGTCCGAGGAAGATCGAGCGAAGCGCGGACGCGCTGGCGGAGTGGCAAGCGCAATGCCCGAAGCTCTATCAGGACGTTATTTCCGGGGACGTGACGCCGGAGAACATCTCATGGAAGCTCGTGGACCGCGTGAAAAGCTGGGATGTAGGGCCGACCGGGATGCTTATTCTCGGCGCGTCCGGCACCGGGAAAACGACGGCGCTCTGGGCGTTGGCCCGCGAACTTGCCAAACGCGAGATCACCTATTCCTACTGGTCGGCCATCGAGCTTGGCAAGGAACTTTCAAAATGCGCGAAGGACCTTGCCCACAGTTACCACTTGACCCGGAAGCGCGTGCTTCTTATCGACGATCTCGGCAAGGAGCGGATCACCAATTCGGCGGCATCGCTCTGGTGGGAACTCATCAACCGGCGATATGAGCAGCGTTTGCCCGTTATCATCACGACGCGGTTTTCCGGCAACGGTTTCGAGCAAAGAATGGGCGCTCCGGCTAAAGCGGAATCCGGCCCGGATATGGGCGAGCACGTCATCGCGGGCGACATTCGTCGGCGTTTGGGCGATATGTGCAAGGTGATTCAAGCGGGGGGCGAAAGGTGAGCAAACCGGAACACGCCGATAACGCTTACGTCCCGACCACCGGGCCGGATCGCGGCGAGCGCAACGAGATCGAGGCGATTCTCGAAGAAGCCGGGTTCGCCGGTTACATCGATGAACAAATCGAAGAAGGCATCCGGCAAAAAGCTTTGAGCATAACAAGGGACATGCTGCTTTCCGTTATCTTCCCGCCCAAGAACACCGATCCGGAACTGCAAGCGACCGTTATGGGCTACGCGCTCAACATGCCGGGGATGCCGACGATGAGCCAAGCGGCGAGACACCACAACCTCGGACGCGCGGCGATAAGCAAACGCGTCCGCAAGTTTTGCCAAGATCATGACCTTCCTGCGTCTCCTTACATGAAAACGGACGCGGCGAGCGAGAAATACAAACAAACCAATAGGAGGAAAAAAAAGCATGACGGAAAATGAGCTTATCGAAAAGCAGTCTTTGGAACTGCCGGACGACATAACAGACCGGCAAATCGCGGAGTATCACGGGGCGCTGGACCGCGCCATCGACGGGGCGTATTGGCAGCTTGGCGACCTATACAAGCACGTCGCGAAAGTGCGCCCGACCAAGCGGGCGGACGATGACGCGCAAATGGACCTCGACATCGAGATCGCCGAAAACGAGCGCGTGCGGATGTTGATGCAGCATAGCCTCCACGATTCGGCTTTGCATCGCAAGATCGCGCGGGTGGCGGAAGCGCTGGAACCTAAAGACCGCAAGCCTTCGCTTCCTTGGCAAATTCATTTTGTTTGTCTTGAAGAGTGCGGCGTTTTCAGCAACGGGGGTGTTCAAAAAAAAGACGGGGGGGGGGTTGAAAAAGCGAAAGGATGGATCGAATGGGCGGGAGCCGAGTGGGCGGGCGGGCATGAAATGTCGCAGGCGGAAATGCGAAAGCTAATCAGGTCGCACAAACCGAAAGATGCAACCGATAAAAAAACTCAAGACAAAAGCGGGAATGAATCGCAAATCGGCGAGATGCTACGGGATTTGCAACAAATGACGATGAAGGTTCGAAAGGTATCCGCGAGCCAAATACCGAAAGACCAGCGCGAAGAAATTGGCAGGAAGCTCAAACCGATTGTCGACTTTTATCGATCTTTGTTCGACGATTGAGGTCGAACCGAAAGGAATCTATTTGCATCTGGCTGATCTCGCGCAGGATAGGCGAACCGCGCGATTTTTTGAATATGATTCTCAACAATCAAAGAAACACACGGGGCCATGCCGAGCGCCAAAAAAACCGCTAAAAAGGGGGTCAAAAAGGCCGCGAAAAGGGCGTCGAAACCGGTTTCGAGGACCGATTCAGAGGGCTCTCAGACGGCTTCGCAGGCCTCCCCAAACGTCGCGCAGTCCATGCAGGCGGCCAGCGGGATGTCCGGTTACTCGCTCGACGCGCTCAAACGGGCTAAGGCCGAAGGGTGCCCGGCGTTCCGGGGGCCGCGCGTTTATCTCGATGAACTCGACCGTTGGTTAGCGGACAATTCGCACGTTCTCGGGCTCGGGCCCGTGGACCGTTTGGAGTTCGAATCCAAGCAACTCAAAAAAGAGCGAGAACAATTCAACCTCGACGTGACGCGCGGGGATTATATCGCCCGAAGCGAGATCGCCGACCACGTGCAACGAACGGAAGCCGACACGAAAACGCTGCTCCGCCGGTTCCTTTTTTCCGAGCTTCCCGCCAAAGGAGAGCATTGCGACCGAGCCGCGCTTCGCGAATTGTGCGAAAACATCTTCGAGCGCATTTGCAACGAACGGCAGAAGCGATTGAGCAAATGGACGCGGGATTAGCAAGAGTGCAACATTCGGCGTGGCAGCCGCCGGACTGGAGGCCCATTCCCGAATGGGCGCGCGAGAACGTGGAATTGCCTCCCGGGTACGCGCAAACGGGGCCTATCGATTTGCGGCAATCGCCGTGGATGCATGAACCGCTTGCCGCATTGCAGTCGCATCGCGTGCAAAAAGTGAATGTGCTGAAAGGCTTGCAGTCGGGAGGTTCTCTGATCGGCGAATTGTTCGCGCTTTACCGCATCGACCAAGACCCCGGCCCGATGGTTTGGAATTTTCAGACCGAACACATACGGGACAAAGTATGGCGGACGCGGATCGGCCCGCTTTTAAGGACTTCGCCTTGCACGAAAAACATACTCCCGCAAGAACGGCACAAGCGTTCGCGGGGCGTTTTGTCATTCCCTCAGTGCGACGTGACGATTCAAGGCGGAGGTCACAATGAAAGCAATCTTCAAACTCTTTCTTACCAAATCGTCATTAATGACGAGGTATGGCAATGGGAGCCCGGAATGCTTTATCAAGCCGAAGGTCGCGCCGACGCTTTCAAATCGGCGAAAAAAATCTACAACGTTTCGCAGGGAAGCGAACGGGAAAGCGATTGGGACGTGACTTTCGGAGACGGACGCGTAAGATCGCTTGTGGTCAAATGCCCGAAATGCCGAAAGTGTCATCCTATGGTATGGTCGCATCGCATGGATGACGGCACCTTCGCGGGCGTGGTTTGGGAAACGCGGAAACGTTCGGACGGGAGCGCGGACAAAGCGCGGGCGAAAGAAACGGCGCGATACAAGTGCCCGATATGCGGGTATGAACATCCGTCGGGCGAATCGGCCCAAAAGAAACTCGTGCAAACCTGCGCTTACTCGGCGAAGTATCCTGATATTCAGTACGCGGCTTTTTCAATGCCCGAGAAAACGGACGAAATCGACGATTCGCGCTGGCATTCGGCGGAAAGTTTTCATTGGAACAGCTTGGTAGCTACTCCGTTGGCCGATCTCGTGGGCGAATGGCTGGCGGCGGACGACGTTCACAAGCGCGGATCAATGCATCTCAAAAAAGAGTTCATTCAAAAGAAACTGGCGTGCTTTTATTCGGACGATATGGCCGAGGAAAAACGTTCTTTGGATTTGTCGGGCTACCGCATGGGCGATGGCTATCCCGGCGAAACGCACCGATTCGCCGCCGTCGACGTGCAACAAGGTCGGGGCGACGACACGCCACACCTTTGGGTTGTTATCCGGGCGTTTGTCAAAGGTTCGGGATCGAGCGGTTTGATCTGGTGCGGGCGCGTTGAAACCGAAGATGAAATGGCGGCGATGCAAAACCAATACGGATTAAGGCCCGCCGATGTCGCGCTCGACGGGCGAGACGACACCCGGAGGGTGGCCGCCATGTGCCAGCGCAATGGATGGACGATGCTAATGGGGGACGACAAAGAGTCGTTTCCGCATTATATCAAATCGGGGCGAAGCAAGCGCAAAGTGCTTTTGCCATATTCGCCGGTCCAGCATTACGACTCGAAAAAAGGCAAGGGTTCGGCGCGTTTCGTGAAGTTTTTGACATGGTCGAATCCGACGATTAAAGACATGCTTTATCGTTTGCGGAACGGGAACGGCGTCCCTTGGCAACTTCCTTCAGACATTCCGGAATGGTATGAAGAGCAAATTGATTCCGAAATCCGCAGAAAAGTAGTCAAAGGCGGAAGGTGGGGCCATCGGTGGGAGCCGAAAGTTCGCTCGAACCCGAACAACCATATTTGGGACTGCGAATGCATGGCCTTGGTCCGGGCGATGGTCGCGGGCGTGATGCCTTTCGACGCCGACCTTGAGCAGTCGGGCGAGGAAGAACCCGCCGAAACGGAGGTTTCCCCGGCGGATTGACATCCGGATAAATCCGAATGCAAGTAAATTTCCATCTGGTGAAATCGTTTCTCCGTCAGGCGCTTCGCGACTCGAACGGGAATTGGGTTGATGATCCGCAAACAGCCATTGACGCTCTTTCGCAAATCCAGACCGAGCAACACGGAGACGCGACCGACGCCGATACGACGATGATTTCCTCCACCACAGGCGGGAAAACATTCCAATTCCAAGTGACGCCCGGATTGAGTCGCGCGAATCTTTTGGCTATCACTGAAAAAGCCATCGAAGAAATCGAGAAATTCGTCGAAGCCAATGATGAGCGCGAGGCTTCAAATCAACTGACCGATTCCGAGCTTGTCACCGCCATCCGCAAACGCATTCTCAAAACCACCCCGCGCACGCGGGCGGACTTTAGCAGCCGATGAGCAAAACGCCGAATATTTTGGACGCCTATGGGCGTCCGGCTCCGACGGGACGCCCTCAAAAAAAAGGCGGGAGCCTCAACGCGCCCGGAGGTTATCAAGCCGCGAACAGCAGCCGGGATCGGCAATTCATTCTTCATTCGCTCCGGGACACCGCCGAAGAAATTAACCGCGCGACCCGGACGACGGTCGACAAAAAAGCGAGGTTCCTTGCCAAAAACGTCGGAATGGTTCGCGGCGTGAAGCTAGATTTTATCAAGTATATCATCGGCCCCGGAATTTTCCCTTTCGCCGATAGCGGAGACGAGCAGCGGGACGAAGAATATGACGAGTATTTTCTTGAATGGGCGAAGATCGCGGACTCCGCCGGGCGTTTGAGTTTTTGGGACATGCAGCGCGCGGCGGTCGGGAATCAATTTGTTTCGGGCGATGCTTTTCGCATTTTAAGCCAAACGCCGAACGGGTTTCCACGGGCGCGATTCGTTCGCCCGCACAACGTCGAAAACGACCGGGAGGCCGAAGAAGCCGGGAACTGGAAAGACGGCGTTAGAATCGGGGATCGCGGCCAGCCGACCGGCTATCGATTCCGCACAAGAAACGGCGAATACCGAACTTTGATGCCGCAAAACGTGGTACACTCGATGTTGATCGAGCACGGCGACGAAATCCGGCAGATTTCCGCATTGCACAGCGCGGCGATTCACATTCAAGACCATTTGGAATTGCTTGATTATGAAAAGCTTGCGGTCAAAGATCACAGCCGGATCGCCCGCGTCATTTACAAGCACTACGCCGGCAGCGAAGACGAGGACATTGGCGGCGGCGATCCGTTGGCGGGCGCGACTTCCGGCGATCCGGGACCGGACGAAAGCGAGCCGATCCCGCTTGAGCGCATTATGGGGTCGGAGGTTCATCGCCTCAACACCGGCGAACGAATGGACAGTTTCAAGTCGGATCGTCCTTCGCAGACGTTCCAAGGTTTCATCCAGTTTTTAGGTCGCGAAATTTTTGCCTCGACCGGGTGGCGCTATGAGTTTTCTTGGGATCCGAAAGGCGTCCCTGCGGGCGCGACAAGGCAGGTCCTAGATTCGGTCAAGCGAACGATCAAACTTTGGCAGGCGACGGAAATCCGGGCCACGCAACGCATCCGCAATTACGTTATCGCGCGCGGAATCGAGCGCGGCGATCTTCGCCGAACGCGCGATTGGTGGAGAACGGACCCTCTGCCGGGGGCGCAAGACCCGACCATCGACAAAGGCCGCGACGGCAAGCTCGACATCATGCTCGTCAACGCCGGCATGGAAACCTTGCGTCACTATTTCGGCAAGCGCGGGATGCACTGGAAAACGCAAGTGCGCCAAATCGCGCGCGAGCAAGCGTTTCTCCGCGAAATGGGCGTGAACGCGGACACCGCCGTCACTGGGCGAGACCCCGAGAACTCCGGCACCTCGGTATCCGAGGAGCAATTACGCGAAATCATGCGCGACGAACTCGAACAAACGCAGACATGAGGCCTTATCCCAACATTCTCAACCGGCTCAGGCGCACCGCGTGGGCCTCCACGCCGGAAACCATTGAGGCCGTCCGATCTCTATTGGAACGTCATCCGGCGTCCGGCGGCCAAACGGACTCCGAGCCCATAATCGACCGCCGCGCCGCCGAATTTTTCGGCGAAAACGACAAGCGAAAACCTTACGTGATCATCGACGGAGTCGCCTTGGTTCCGTTCTTCGGCGTGGTCGGCAAACATTTGGACGGCATCGAAGTGATGTGCGGCGGGCTGGACATCGACCGATTCATGGAGACTTTGCGGATGGCGGCGGGCGACGAAGAAGCGATAAACGGCGTTGTCATTTGGTTTCATTCGCCCGGGGGGATTGTCACCGGAATCCCGGAAGCGGCTTTCGAAATCAAGGCGCTCGCCCAAACGGTTCCGATATTCGCTTACACCGATTCGATCATGGCGAGCGCGGCATACTGGCTCGCGAGCCAGACGCGCAACGTGTTCGCCGCGCCTTCGTCGGACGTGGGAAGCATCGGGGTTTATCTGTCATGGATGGATATGTCAGAGCACTTGGAGGAAAACGGCATCCGTTTGGAACTTATCAAGGCCGGGGAACACAAAGCGGTCGGCCACCCCGCCGTACGCATTTCCGACGAACAGCGCGAAATGCTGCAATCCGAGGTCGACGACATTTACGCCCGATTCACCGGAGCGGTTTTGAATCAAAGGCCTTCGGTTTCCGAGGAATCGATGCAAGGGCAGACGTTTTCCTTCGACGCGCAAGTTTCGTCGAATCTTGTCGACGATCAATTCGACCGAATCCGCGATCTTGTGACCGAAATCGCGGAAGCGGAATAGCGGTTGACACCCGGCGATAATCAAATGGCCAAATTTATCAGCGAAAGTACGCGCCAGTTTTACGAGCGCATCGAATCATTGGTGAAAGCCCGCGTTGGAAGCGAAGGCTCGCTCGCCGAAATGACCGACGAACAAATCGCGTCCGCGTTGGACAACGGCGCGAACGTTGGCGAAGAAGAAACCGAGAGAATCGGCAGCGAAGCCGTCGCCTCCGTTTTTTCGGAAGCCGGCGTCGAGCCGCAAGACGGGGAAACGCACGCGGACGTTTTGTCCGGGCTTGTAGCCTCGGCTTCCGAATCCGCCGAGTTCCGCGAAGGTTTGAAAAAAGCGGGCGTATCCATTCCTGAAAAGCTTTCCGCCGGAAATATTAAAACGGCGGTCGAATCGGCGGTTACGTCGAAAGTGGCCAAAGCGGGCGTCCCGCAGTCCCAAGAGCCGGACACGCCCGGCGAAGGGAACGAGCCCAAAACCCGTGCGGAAACCGACAAGGAAAACGCCGAGCATTACCAAAAACTGATCGACGAAGGCCGCCAAGAGGAGCGGACCGACTTTTGGGGCAAACATTCCGATTCCATTCTCCGGGGTCAAAACCTCATCGAACAATAACGCGAATTTTCACTAGCATCCTGTCATGGCCAATACACTACCAGCCGCCACCCTCGCCGACGTTATCTTGAACGCTTCGGTTCTGTCTTTGCAGAACCGGCATTTCCCGTTCGACCAGATGACGACGGACTTTTCGAGCCAAGCCGTCGCTATTTCGCCCAACGGCACCGGCCCCCGCTCCGACCTCAAGGTCGATCTGAACAAAACCGGTTCGACGGTGCAGAAAAACCCGACGAATTATGAATCGGGAGACAACACCGTCGAAGCGATCTCGGTCGCGATGGCTGAATACAGCGCGCCGTTCCATTTGACGGCGGACGAGCGCAATAAAGGACGCGACCTTGAGCGCCGCATGATGCTCAACATGCACGCTTTGCTCGACAAACTTGACGAAGTCGCGACCGCGCTCATCAACACCGGCAATTACGGGTCTCCGATTCTGGACAAAGACCCCAGCACGGTCGGGATCGCGGATATCCGGACCATCGTCCAGAACACCGGCAAATTCCCCGAGCGCCACATCGTCAGCGACGCGACGTTCTGGAGCCAGTTCGCGGTCGCCAACGACCGCGACACGCTCATCGCCGGGAACATCCGTGGCATCGATTCGCTCGATTACATCACCGATTGGAGCAACGCCGGTGCCAACGTCAACGGATTCGTCGCCGCCCCGACCGCGATGGCCATCGGCACGCGCCTGCCCGAAAACGATTCGGAGGTTCGAGATGTAATCGACATCGCGCAAGTCCCGCTCCCCAACGGCATGACCGCGCAGGTCGCGCGCTGGGTCAACACGTCCAGCCGCGCGACTTGGAACTCCCTCGACATCGTGTTCGGCGCGGGAGTCGGGGACAGCAACGCCGGCAAAATCATCGAGGACGGAACGTAAGTCTAGACCGGATACAATCATCATGATCAAATATCACATCGTCGCCGCCGTCCGAGGCGGCCAAAACCGCCCCGACGTCTCCATCGTCCACGTCGGAACCGATGAACGGCGGGCGCTCGAAAAAGCCGCCGAGGTAACAGACGACAAGGCGGATGAGGTCCACGTTTTCGAAAACGCCAAACCGTCCCGGATTTTGACGCCCAAGCCACTTTATCCAAAAGGATCGGAAGCCAAAAGTTCGGCAACCAAGAAAGCGGCCAAGAAAGCGGCCAAGAAAAGCGAAGGCTCCGGCGATCCGATGGCGTGATTTGCGGTTGATTCCGTTCCCCACCACGTCCCAACGCAAGGGGCCGTTCGCGGAAAAACCCGTGTTCGGCCCTTTTTTTTTAGCGATGAGCAGAGCCGATAAAATCAACTCCCGTATCAATCTCGCGTCCAAAGAGCGAGAAGGCATCGACGGCGAAACATTCACCATCGGCGGCGTGGATTACACCGGTATTTTCCATTCCGTCGAAGAGGACTTCCGCCCCGAAGAAACCGGCCACGACCAGCGCGACAGGCTTTCCGGGATCGCAAGGATCGATCAGTTTTTGGCGGACCCGGCGACGTTCGACCCCGCGAAAGATTACACGCAAGAACTGCCTTCCCGATCCTCTAAAGTGGCATTGCGAGGCAAAATCTACCGGATCAAAGACACGCAAACGGCGCATTCCGACTGGCTTTTCGAGCTTGAAGAAATGCGCCCGCGACCGTAGGAGGCTGTATGGCCGTCACAGCAGAATTGAATGACAAACAATTTCGCCGGGCCATCGGCGAGCTTTCCAAAATCTCCGGCAAAACGTACAGCGAGACGATGAAGAAAGCGGGGATCGGTCCGGTCATCAAAATCCTCGCCAAAAACAAAGCGGCGAAGCCCCCAAGCGTGCGCGAAATCCGGAACGACGTGGAAAAGCGAACGCTCCGGAAAAAGTTCTCGACCAACGAAGGAGAAATAGCCACCACGAAGGACGGAAAAAGTTTTTTCCGCAAGCACGCCGGTGCGGATTGGCGGCTTGTTTTCGGCCCCGGGAGATCGATCGGCTGGCATCTCTCCGACCGCGATTGGGCGGCTTTTCAGTCCATTGAAAAACAACGCAAAAAGCATATCGTGGATGAAACCAAGCGGATCAAAGAACGGCGCGGACTGCTACGGATGAGCTTCATTCAGATTGCCGACAACCTGAACATCGATTTAAACGTGGTCGGCGGAGGCGCGCTTTCCGAAAAAATTCCGAGACGAGCCAAGGTGCCGAGAGGGCTTGGTTCCGCGTCGGAAAGCTCGGAAAGCAAACAATGGGAAGCCGTTATGAAAAACTTTTCGCGCGGACTTTCAAAAAAGGGAGCCGCGTTTTGGAGGAGCCGATTGCAATCGGCGATCAATCGGCGGACGAAGGCAATCGAGATCGATATGGAGAAGGGCACATTCAACGATATCGAGAAAAGAGCGAAGCGTTATCCGGGGCTTTTCGTGCGGAGAAGCGCCTAAGAGTCAGCTTAACGACAAAACGAAATGGCCAGCCAAGATTACTCTTTGTTCAATTTCGAAGACCCGGTTTGCGAAGCGGTCGAATCCGTCATTTCGCAAAACGCGATAATCCAGCGAGAACAGTCGGAACGAAAAAACATTTACGTCGGGATCACGTTCGCGCCGGGAGCGGCCACGGGACACGTTACCCATACGCCTTTCGGCGACACTGTTTTCGACAACTTCGCGGGCGGGGAATTGTCCGTCGAGATCGGGCGAATGAGAGACGACGAAGAAACCGTTTCCGATTTGGATTCGTCGAACACCAAGGCCCGCGATCCGTTGACGCTGATCGTCGCGAAGATACGGGACGAACTTCGCCGAACAGACGCGAAAGATTTGAACGATCAACTCGCGTCCCCGAAAATCGGCTACATTTTGCCTTTGGCCACTTCGCGTGACCACGATCCCGACTTGAATCGCGACATTGTCACGTTAAGCTATCGGCTGGACGTTTTCATTCCCCGCGAAGTATGGCCCAAGGTGATTCTCACGGAATCCGGCATGGTTCTCCGATCCGAATCCGGCGAAACGGTATTGCAAGAAGGTTGAGACGTTGACACCGATTCAATGATATGAGCACATTTCCGAGCGACGGCAATCTTCCGCATGGGAGTTTCGACATCACGATCCTCGAAATCTCGGGCGAGATTTTCACCGCCGACAATTTCCAGTGGTCGGAAGAACCAAACGCCGACCTCACCCGAATGAGGAAGGACGGGACGCCAAAATCGTCCAAAGTTCTCAAGGGGTTCATCACCGGAAGCGCGGACATCCAGCTTCCCGACGCGGATGTCGCGGAACCTCAAGTAAACGACACTTTTACCATTGGTTCGGACGGTTATTACATCACGGGGCGCGGCCGGACGTACACAAGCAACGATGAATACAAAATGAGCGTGAACATCCGCCGTTGCGTGAATCCGCTTATCACGAACCCCGTTGCTTCTCAGACTTTTACGCAAAGCAACTCGATCAACACGATCACCGCGTCCGCCGTCGGCCCCGAGTCCGGACTTTCTTATACTTGGAGCGCGGAAAATCTCCCGTCCGGCTTGAGCATCGATTCTTCCACCGGCGAAATCAGCGGGACGCCGGACACCGTGGAAAGCGTGACCGCCACAATCAAAGCGACCGCCACGGATTCGGACGGAAACACGGTCGTCGGCCTTCGCAAAATCCCGATGGAGGTAACCGCTTAAATTTTCGTTGTCATAGTCCTGTCAAGGGTTGTTTGGTTTGCCCGTCCGTCATTTCCGGCGGGCGGGTTTTTTTTGAAATGCGATCGGAAACGCAATCGAACGAGGAAGCGTGGGCTCGAATTCAGCGAATCCGGGATGAAGCATTGGCCCGCGTTCCGCGCCCGCTTTTCTACGAGACCTCGACATTCGGACGGCGCGTCTTGGGGCCGGATGTCGTGCCTTTGACTTGGGAGCGAATGCTTTATCTGGCGGGGGAAAACAATGCGGTCGCGTGCGGTTTGCCCGTAGACAAACAAGCGACAATGCGGGCGCTTTACATCATTTCGCCGGAGTTTCGTCCGGGCGACCGAACGGCTTGGAAACGATTCCGGCGAAAGCGAAGAATGTCTCGCAAGAAATGGATCAAGATCGCTGGAGCGCTTAGATCCCATTTCGATGAAGCTTTCGCCGAAGCGCCGAGTGTTGCGATTGAGAAAGGGAAAAAGCGGGAAGGCGGTTTTGCGAATGAGCATTGGCTCGCTTCGCATGTTCACTATTTCGCCAGCGTTTACGGATGGACATTCGACGAGATCGTCAAGCTCCCCGTCGCGGTCACATTCATGCTTGTCAACTGCCGGGACTCCGGATCGAGTCATTCCGATGCGTCGAAACGCACTCCCCGATTCAATCCCGCGGCTGATCGTGCCAACGGCCAACGCTTGCGAGAAAAGCGGGAACAAATGCGAAACAAAGGTTTGAACTGATGGCTTTCGGACCGGCATTGATTTGGCGCATGGGCGGCGACACGTCGAAATTCGACAAGTCGCTCAACAAAAGCAAAAAAAGCGTCACCACTTTCGCCTCTTCAGCCATGAAGCGGCTCGGGCCATTGATCGGGGCCGCCGGAATCGGCGGATTGATTTCGAAAACGTTCGACCTCTCGAGGCGATTGAGGACGCTTTCCTCGAACGCGAATGTAAACTTCGAAAGTTTCCAACGGCAAGCGCAAGCCGCCAAAAAGGTCAACCTTTCGATGAAAGATTACTCCGACATTCTCCGGGATTTGCAAGACCGGATCGGGGATTTTATCAAAACCGGCGGCGGGCCGATGCAAGATTTTTTCGAGCAGATCGCCCCGCAAGTGGGCGTCACCGCCCGGCAATTCCGGGAATTGAGCGGCGACCAAGCGATGCAGCTTTACTTTGACTCGCTCAAAAAAGCCAACGTCGCGCAAAGCGAAATGACGTTTTTCATGGAAGCCATTGCTTCGGAAGCCACGCGCTTGATCCCGCTGCTCGAGAACAACGGGGAAAAGTTGAAAGAATTGGGGAAAGATGCTTCGGTCATGTCCGAAGAAGCCGCCAAAAAATTCGACGACCTCGGAACACGGATCGACAATCTTACGCGAAACGCCCAAGTTTTGGCGTCGAAAGGTTTGTTCGGCATCGTTCGCGCTTTTGAATCGGTCGGCGAAGGCGCGGCGCTTTTGGTCAACAAAGTTCAAGGAATTAAAACATCGTTCGGAAAAGACATCCCGGATTCCGCCAAAAACACGACCGAAAGCCTCGGCGAAGTCGAACAGAAAATGAATGACGTTGGCAGACAATCGGAGAAAACACAGCGCAAGCTTTCGAAAATCGACTTCCAAAGGCAAAAAATACTCACCGAAGGACGCGAAAAAGCGAACGCCCTTTTGGAGCGATCGAATGAACTGGTGAAAGAACGCAACCGGTTCGCTTTAGGGTCCGTCAAACACGCCCAAAAAGATTTGGAAATATTGCGGCTTCGCAGCAAAGCGCAAGAAATGTTCAACAAATTGAACGAAAAAGAAAACGAATCGAGCCGAGTGAAAATCGAGCTTTCCAAAGAAGATTTGGAGCAAGCCAGAAACATGACGAATGAACAAGTTAGGCAAAACGGACTTGAATCGGCGCAAAACGATCTCAA